GAACTCTATCTTGCCGACGATGATACCATTATTCTGGGTGGTGACCTGATGGAAAACCTGGATCACGACCTCGATGAATTCCTTGACGACTTGTTAAAAGAATAAACTATAAAAGTAATGCTATTTTGGTGCTCGCAAGTATCAACAACAATAACAGTACAACTAATTATAATCTAATAGGAGGTAAACACTAATCATAGGTGTTTATCTCCTATTTTCATGTTTACTGACCTCTCACACCTGACTACGAGCTTACTGACGACATGAGAACAGTCACCGTTCAAGACTCGAATAATGTGTCTCTTGTGGGAACATCTCCGCAACTATTTGATGTATGCCAAGTAAGCACCGGTAATCCTAACTATAGAAATAAAGAGTTGTTTATAAACGAATTGAAAAGGAAATGTAAATATCCTATTGAGTTTCAAAAAAAGAATTTGGAAGCATACGTTGCTATAGAGTACAAGACAGCCCAACGAGGATATATTGTAAAAAAAAGTGGTTATTTGCGACAATAAAAAATTCAAAAAGATAACATTGGAAATATTCAATCAAGTTAACCTCAGTTCGGAATAAAAAATAGTGCCTAAAAAGTTGGTAATCTCCGATATTTTTTGTATCTTTGTAGTTGAAATCCAATTAGTTACAAACATAAAAAGATATCATTATGGAGATTACCAAGGACAAAGTTACAGAATTATTTTGTATTATTGATGAATTTTACAAAGTTTTTGATGCTGAAAATGCAGAAAAATTTCTTTTGGGTGAGGATGGAGTAAAGCGCAGACGACGTAAAGCCTCTTTATCTGATAGTGAAATCATGACGATTTTGCTGTATTTCCATTTCGGCTCGTTCCGAAACTTCAAGCATTATTACCTATTCTTTATTAGAAGAACATTGAAGTCATATTTTCCAAATGCTGTATCTTATAACCGTTTTGTAGAACTTGAAAGTCGCGTATTCTTCCCTCTCATGTTCTTCCCGAATCTCCGTGCTTTTGGCAGATGTACAGGTATAACCTTTATTGATTCAACCATGATACCAATATACCACAATCTCAGGCGGTTATGCCAACAAAGTGCTCAAAGGCATTGCCACAGACGGAAAGGGAACAATGGGATGGTGTCATGGGGTCAAGCTACATCTGGCTTGTAATGATAGAGGTGAGATAATTGCTTTTGTTCTCACTGGTGCAAACGTTAGCGACAAAGATCCAGCGATATTCGATGTGTTGGCTAAACGTCTGTATGGTAAGCTGTTTGCAGATAAAGGCTATATCTCGCAAAAACTCTTCGATTCACTTTTTGAGGAAGGCATCCAGTTGGTAACAGGACTGAGAGTGAACATGAAGAACAAACTAATGCCGTTCTATAACAAGATGATGCTACGCAAAAGATACATCATTGAAACAATTAATGACCTGTTGAAAAATACGGCTCAGATAGTACATTCACGTCACAGGTCTGTTGCGAATTTCATCATAAATATTATTTCTGCATTAGGGGCATACTGTTTCTTTGACAACAAGCCCAAGGCACTTACTGGATACGTTATCGAAGATACGAAACAGCTTAGTCTTTTCTAACATTGCATATTTTACATGAGGATTTTGTCTCAGCAACCATCCAAGATATATAGATGGTTGCCAAGCCTCTGTGTCCCTTATATAAAAACATTACAAAGCCTTTAGATAGAGCTCGTTATCCCGAACTGAGGTATACGATGCTGAGACAATCCAAGGCGATACTGGAGAGCGTTGATTACCACAAGAGGGTCGTTGATTCTTGTGAGGGAATGCTACTGCAGCTCAACCCCCAGATAGCCAAGGAGAAGGAACAGGCTGAGAAGATTTCCAAGCAGGAAGGCAAGGTTTCCGGCATGGAGGGCAAGTTCGACAAAATGATGGGATTGCTCCAACAGGCGATAAACAAGTAATCTCCTATCTATTCACTTTAAAAATCTTAGAATTATGATAATGGTTGAGATTACAGAAGACAAGTTTGATGGCTTGTATGAGAACGTGGAGAAGGGCTTGCGCTACTTGGATAAGGCGATGAACTGCCTGGGCGAAATGAAGCGTGAAGGCAGACGTGACCGATACGGCGAGCGCAACCGCATGCCCGATTATAGAGGTCATGGAGGCAGAAGTGGTATGCGAGAGCATGAGGAGTACGACGACATGCGCCAACGTGAAGACCGTGGACGTGATTACAGAAGTGATTACGGAGAAGATTACTAACTAGTTTGGGGTGTGCTCAAAAGTGGGCATACCCCTTTCTTAAATTGATTGAGATTATGGGAACAAAATACAGACAATCATTAAATGCCTACAATTATCAGCCAGAGGAAATGAAGGCTTATCTTCGCTACAATGGCTGGCACTTCAAGATGTGCGAGTGGGCAATCAAGCAGATGCGGAAGAATGGAAAACCTATCCGCATCATGAGTAAGGATGATATTGAGGAAATTTTGAAGAAGAACAATATCGTGCTGGAGAATAATGTGGGCTACGATGCTTGCTACATCGCGCACATGTGCTTAGCCGATTTCTACGGTTCATACATCACAGAGGAGAAGCAGATGGCACAGTTCATTAAAGACTACGTGGATGATGAGGATCAGCAGGATGGTTTCATCTTCAACCGCTTCTATGCAGATACATCATTCAATGGCATAGGCATTCCTTGGGAAGACATTTTGTAAAATATGACAGAGCAGGAGATTTACATAGATAGGTATGACTGGACCGTACACGTAATGTACGATGTTCACTCAAAGGATGCCATGAAGGTAAGAAGGCATCTTCGGGATTTGGAGTGCAGCGGCATTCCTCTCGAAGATGCCTGTAATCTCGTGCTCGAAGGTGAACCAAACAAGGGTATCACCTACTCTAACGTTGATGTTCACAAATCGGTGGTCGTTATCGGATGGTCCACTTCGAAGGTTGAATATATGAAATGCAGCATGTGGTTCAGCATATTTCCGAACAGTTCTTGATAAATATGTATGGGGAGGAGGCTTGTTATTTGCAGGGAAGCTTATGCCAGGCAGAAACCAGATAGGCGTAAATCGAACATCCTTCTTATTTTGCTTCTGTCTAAACTAGGAAGATAGTTGTTGATTAACGATACGACCTATTGAAATTTTTGCTACTTTTGCAGGAAAAATCACTTAAAATTATGACTGAACAAGGAACGAATATCGCAACATTGATTTGCTGTATCATTATCGGTGGGGCATTCTTAGTCTTCTTTTATATCACAAAGACAGCGAAAGAAGAGTTTTTATTGAAACACAAGAGAACGGTTGATGCTTTCCCCTCAATCATTTCTACTCTTGGAGTTTTGGGAACATTCTTAGGAATCACAATAGGATTATCAGGTTTTGATGTGAACGACTTGACACGTAGTATTCCGATTCTTCTTGGAGGATTGAAGACCGCATTCTACACTTCGCTTGGCGGTATGTTAGGTTCCCTTATTCTACGTCATTTCTGTACAGATATTAAGTTTGATAAAGAGGATGGAGGAATCTCTTCTACTGATGCTGCAATTAGGGAACTGGGGAAAAGTGTTAGGGAAATGAGCACAACAATGGTGTCTGCAATAAAAGAAACAAGAGACGTTGTTAGACAAATGGGTGATTCTCAGACTTCATTCTATACTCAGCTTCTGGAAATAGAGAAGAAAGACGAGGAGAAACGTACAAATGTTGACTCTACCCTATCTCGTCTAGCTTTGATTCAAGGAGAACAGATTGCTGCGCAAAGAAACATGGCTTTATCTTTGGCTAGCATAGATTCTGTAAACAAGCGAGTAGAAGAATCCCTGGGAGAAATTGTTGACGCACAATCAGCAAACACTTCCACATTTGATGAAATGAATGAAGAATTAAAGAAGTTCAGCCAGATTTTACGTTCAGAGGTTGATGAAATCGAGGATAAAATGGATGATACCAATAAGCTGCTTACCAACAAGTTTGACGAGTTCAGCGAACTGCTTAAAAAGAGCAATACAGAAGCTTTGGTTAATGTCATGAAGAAGGTAACAGAAGAGTTCCAGAAGCAGATGAACGACCTTATCAGCAGATTGGTACAGGAGAACTTTGCTAAGTTGAATGAGAGTGTTGAAAAGCTTAATACATGGCAGGAAGAAAATAAGTATATGATTGAAAGTTTGACTAAACAGTATCATCAGATGGAGCAGAACTTTGAAGGTACTTCCAATACTATGCAAGAGGTTTCTGAGCACGCTCAGAAGTTAGTTGGTAATGGTGGAAGATTGGCTCAACTCGTCAATGCTTTAGAAGAAGCAATGGTTAACGACAAGAAGTTTATCGAAATTTCCAAGAATCTTTCAGAATCAGCTTCACTCGCCAAGGATGGCATAGAGAAACAGGATGCTATTACAAACAAGCTGAATGACTGGGTTCGTGGAGTACAGGTGTTCAAAGATGATGTTCAACGACTTATTAACAAATTGGAGGAATTGAATAGTATCAGAAACTACAATGAGCAGTTCTGGCAGAGTACAAAGAAGAGTATGGAAGAAGGCGTTGGCATCATTCAGAGCGGAAGCGAGGAACTGAATAAGCAAATTCTGAATATAGACAAGAGCTTCTATAATAGATTAAGTGCGACATTGGCAAGTCTTGACAACTTGATAGCAACGATGTTAGATAGACATTAAACAGAATCATTATGGTAAAAAATAATATTTGGATGTCTGTTTCCGACCTTATGACAGGATTGATGGTGATATTTTTGTTTGTTGCCATCGCCTATATTAGTAAGGTTCAAGAACATTCTGTAACACTAAAAGATTATGTGGAGGTTAAAGAAAATCTTCACGATAAACTGGTAAGCAAGTTTGAAGGAGACACAGCTAAATGGCAAATGACGATAGGTAGCGATTTGTCTATGAAGTTCAAGAATGCTTCTGTACTTTTTCAGCAGGGTTCAGATCAGCTTTCTCCTGAGTTCAAAAAGGTTCTTGCGGACTTCTTGCCAAGGTATTTTGATATACTTTTGAATGACAGTTTGCGAAATCATATTACAGAAATTCGTATCGAGGGACATACGGACGATTGGGGCTATCCTCAGCTGGATAAGGATCCTTATATTGCGAATGTTATCCTCTCTCAGAAACGTGCGCTAAATGTACTCCGCTTCTTCCGTTCTCTGCCAGAGTTTCAGAAATATACTCCAAAAGAGAAGGCGTTGTTGGAATATTGGTTTACGGCAAATGGTCTTTCATACGGCAAGGCTTTGGATTCAAAAGGTGAATACATTCATGACAGCCACAACAAAATAGATTTGGCTAAATCTAGACGTGTGGAGTTCAGAATTATCACTGATAGTGAAAAGCTTCTGGAAAATTTTGTAGGGAAAAATAAACAATAGAATGAATATTATGGAAGAAGAACCATTGGTTAATTTTAGTGCACTTAGAGATAAACTAATTGCTTTGGGGTTTCATATAAAGGAGCAAAAAGGAAAAGGTGGCTATAGCGAGGTTGAATCACAAGATGTTACTCTTGGAGACATACAGAATGGAACATTAAAGATTGATAAAACAGGTATCTTTAATATTGACCCTGACACAGGAGAAGAACAGCGCATTTTTCTGTATAAAAGAAAATATAATCTTGAAAGGTTTGGAAAACCGAGATACCACATTTGTAAATGCAAAACCATAGAAGATTTTATGAATGCGGCTGGCGCTATCCCAGAATACAGAAAAGCAAATAAAATGCCCGTGTGGGTTATTGATATTAGTGACAATAACAAAGATAAACAGATAGACAATCTACCTCTTTGTAAAAATTGTGCTGCTATTTTAGGCAACATTAATAAAAACACTACTTCTAATGAATTTGTCGAAATTTTAAAAAAGGCATATAAAGCTCCCAGTAAACCGAGAGAAAAAGTAGAAGTCGATGTAAATGGCTATACTAGAGATTGGAGAGAAATCAGCCAGAAATATCGAGAGAAGCATAACTACACATGTGAAAGATGTGGAGTTAAAGTTATGAATCCGTTCGAAAGCGAGTTCATGCAGACCCACCATAGAAACGGCAAGAAAGAAGATAATCGAGAAAGCAACCTGGAGTGTCTTTGCATTAAGTGCCATTCCGAGGTTGACGATACGCATAGAAGAAATTTCAGCACTCTAGCCCAGCAAGGTCTCATCCAAGAGTTTCTGTTGAAATATGGCTGTGAAAGATTCAAAGGTAAAAGTGGGGAGCTGTTTTAGCTCCCCATCCTTTTATGATAAAGTCAGCGGCTTATAGTTCAAATGCCCCATTATAACTCTAGCTATTCAAATATTTTTACTATCCCGTTATCAACATATAGTAAGTTACTAAAGTATTTAGTATTATCTATATCTCCACTGATTATCACCAAGTTGACTTGTTCTATTGTCTTTTATACCAAAGTACAAGCACTGCTCAAAAGACGGAGATATGGCTGGAGTAAAACTCAGCTTTTCATTAGCCTGCTCTGCACCGTCAAACTTGTCTATGAAAACGCATCTAAGGAAATTTCCTCCATCCATACTTCTAAAGATATAATGTGACTGGAATGGATTTACCTCACTTAATATCTTCTTTGTTATGTAGAATTTGCTATCTTTGATGAAACAATTCTGTGCGGTGATGTTCTTTTCAGCACTATATAATACACAAGAAATTCCATCTTCGCTATCAACCTTCAAGACAACATTCTTGGCTCTAAGATTTTTAATAGGACTATCAAATACGTTTCCTTTTGATTTCTGACTTAACGTACCATGGATGTTGTTTATGATTGTAAGATTTGACGCACACCTTCCTATGGAAGCTATGTCCTCAACTCTACAATTCTTCACATACAAATTTCTAATTAATGTAGGGCCTCCTAAGAATAGACTAATGCCAGAAGCATAAGCGTTTATAATATAGCTGTCTTTTCCAGCAGTCGAACTTGAACTTCCATGACCTGAATAGCAAGCTCCTTGTTGATCATCAGATATAGCAGTACAATTAATGAACATATCTATGGTATTATTAATATTGTCTTGACTTGTGCTGAAATTATGATATAAATATCCGATAGCTCCTCGTGGTGCTTCTGCGGAACAATTATACATTCTCATCATACCTCCTCTTTGCAAAAAAACATGATGACAAAAATCATATATATGACAATCCTCCATATATGTATTAGCAAAGATTTGCCATCCATCTTTTCCTGCACTACCTCTTGTGTTTATATGTCTGACATCAGTATTCCATTCACCCCTTTCTATCAAACATCTAGCCATGTGATTAGTAACTTCTATCTTATGATTAGAAGGTTCATCAGCCAATGAAATGTAGATTTCATAATCTCCTTCTTCCCAGGAATAGCCATTTACATAGCAACTACACCAAGCTTGATTTAAGTTAGTGTTAAGTTTTTCCAATGCTTCTTCCAAAGTACTAATATTGCAATTGCTTACATTTGGTCTCGTTCCTCCGCTGGTATCAATATAATGTATAGGGGCAATATTATGTCCATCTACGGCAACTTGAACAGAATAAATGTTATCCCCTGAAGCTTCTAAGTGTTTTGCCAGTTTATATATATGTGGTCATAGCCTTCGATTTTGCTCCATTCTGACGCTTCTGTTACTGAAGGCTTCAAGGATATCGCCTTCAATGACAAGGCGATGCTAGCCAATGCAAAGTCATCGATGGTTTCATCGAAATCATCAATGGTTCGCAAAGGGTGAGAGAAGTCTTTAGTACCGACGTAGGAGACTTCTGACCTTTCATGGCTGGAACAAACATACCATCATAATCCACTAAGGTCAGAGTACCATCAGGGCGAACCATGATATTATCTGGCTTAATATCACTATGAGCAAATGGTTGAGAGCGAAGCCATGCTGCCATCTTGCAAAAGCGATAGCACAGCATTCCCATCGCATACTCATCTTGGTAGTTGGAAGCGATGTAAGTTTCCATCGTTTCACCTTCTACCCAATCCATCAACAACACAGGGAATTCATCTTCTTCACAACTACTATCCACAAAGATTTCTTGCTCCAAGTACTTCACAGAAGTAATATAAGAAGAATCGACACTATCCAACTCATCTACTATCATTCGATAAGCCTCAGCTCTCCCCTCATATTCTTCCAGAAAACACTTTAAGGCATAGCATTTCCACATCTGTTCATCCTTATTTTGAACACGACAGCAAAGGCACCTCTGCTACGAAACGGTTCACCATGATTGTCAAGCACTGGTACCAAATGAGCCAACTCTCCAAGATTGTCACTTGCATCTTGGATAGCTCTTACATATTCAGATATCAATGGGTATTGCATAACTTATTCTTTATTTTCATTTAGTTGTTTACACCTTCAAAAATACGAAAGATAATTGAATTAACAAAATCATTCTCGTTTTTTTCACCATATTTAATAATAGATGAGAATCACGCCCTGCAAAATTACAAAAAATACATCTATTCCACAAATAGATATGAAATAATGCGTACCCACAAGGCTTGTGGGTACAAAATCCTTGCTAAATTCCGTTCCATTTACTATCTTTGCCGCACAATTCAATCAACGTATAACAAACTTAAAATTAAAACGTATGAAGAAGTTATTATTTTTATGCTCGATTAGCATCAGCTGCTTATCAGAGTACCTAACATCAATGATGATCCATACTCATTCGTCAAAGTTTCGCAGTTTGCCGCAGGAACAACCAGAAAGCTCTCATTGGCTCGTCAAAACGAACTTTCGGGCAAAGTAACCTATGGTGGGCATAATAAGCAAGACAAGCCATTCGAAGCCAAGAAATATGGCACATCATCATTTATCATTGACATAACGCTAGACAAGCCTGGCGAATATTGCCTCACCATTAGCAATCCCAACAGAATGGATGGCAAGATTTCCGTCTCTTGCTTCGGTGTAGACTAAAATACGAACAGGAGCTTTCAGGTTCAACGAACGATGTACAAGGCTGTTTACTGTGAACTCAACCAAACTGGTATATATTATTCGCCCAATACGGTTGAAATTATCCAATACGCCCTGAAAGGGCAGAGAGGGTGTGTCATAAGTTCTGATAATGGCAGTCGAGGACGGGCTAAAAGCCCCAAAGTACCTAAGTGTCTCCAAGAGCGTAACCCCGCTAGGCGTCCCGGCGGACCAGCAAGGGTTCGCCACGCACATACGCATAGATATTTTTTCTCGAAAAAAGTATCAAAGTCTCATTATTTATATAAAACCTAATGCTATATATCTAACTCTCAGATGGTTTTACCGAATGAGACTTCTCTAAAAATAGAGAAAGAAGTATCATAAATAATGGAAATGCATCATAAAAATGCTAATAAGAAGCTGAAAAATGTGCCCACTAGTGGGTCCAACTATGCCCGTCGCATGGGCATCCACAGCCCACCAAACGGGCATCCACAGAACAAGCGCTGGGCAACAAGTGCCCGTAGAGCGGGCAACGAGTGCCCAAATATTGAAACTAATCTTGGGCAACACTGATAAGAGTTTACTGTTTACAATTTATAGTTGACAGTGTACTGTTTTCGATGCGCAGTAGATGAAGATGAAGATGATCATGAAGAACAAGAAATTTGCAGATGGAATGAAGTATCTCGTAAAGAAAAAAGTAAAATAATGAGACTTTTTGGAACCAGAACCGAGAAGTATCATTCTTCTTATCTTATTATCTACCAATCCTTTAAGTCGATATTTTCAACAGAGAATGAGACTATGAGACTTTTCCTTCAAAAAAACTTTTTCACGTAAGCGAAAACTATGAACCTTTTAAGCAGAAATGCTTATCCTTTAGATAGCATAAAGGAAGGTACGGATGAACCTGTAGCAAACGATACCAGCCAGATAACCTACGAAAGCAATCATACTAACAAGAGCAAAGCCCATCCTCCCGGATGGGCTTTAGCATTTAATACAAAAACATTATGAATTATTTCTATATGTAATTATATGTATAACAAATGTATAATCTAACACCTGATTATCAAGCCATTATGTTTATATAAAAGGCTTATTATACACATATACTATACACATAATATACACCTATTTACACAATATTTGGTGCTATTTTGGTGCTAAAAATTTGGTACTTTCGGTTTTTCTTCTTATCTTTGCACCGTCAACTATAAAAATTGAGCTTATGAAACAGAAAATAGTTCAAATCAGAGAAAGAAAAATGCCCAGTGGCAAGATAAGCTTGTATCTTGCCTACACCATCAACGGCAGGAGACAGTACGAATACCCGAAGCTGTATCTATTGCCTGAGAATGGCAAGGGAAAGACTGCAGCCATAGCCGCCAACAAGGAGACCAGAAGAATCATTGAAGCTATGCAAGCCAAGAAGATTGTGGAACTCACCCAAAACAGAAGTGGCATCATAGTGAAGAAAGAGCCGAAGAAGATGCTCTTCTCTCAATGGATCAAGACTTTTCGTAACTACAAAGCCAAGACCACTAGAGGTGACGAGTACATCAAGACCATCAGCAATGTGGAGAGACATATCTATGAGTATGCCGGAGAGAAAGTAACGATGGCAGCTATAGACAAGAAGTTTTGCGAAGGTTTCATCTCCTATCTCAGAACCGCCAAGGGTAAATTCACAGAGAAACCTTTAAGCGGTATGACTCAGAAGGTGTACTTTGCGATGTTCAACACTATGCTAAAGAAAGCTGTACGTGACGAGATTATCCCAATGAATCCAATCGACCTCATTGATACCGGAACCAAGATCAAGGCTCCCGAAAGTGAAAGGGTATATCTTGATATATCTGAGTTGAAAAAGATGGCAGCATCTGAGCCGAAGGACAAGTCAACCAAGCAAGCCTTCATGTTCTCCTGCTTTACTGGTCTCCGTATCTCGGACATCCGCCAGCTTAAATGGGAGGATATTGAAGAGTACACCGATGAAGATGGCAACTCCAGATACAGAATGATCAAGAGAATGCAGAAGACTCAGCGTATCATCACCTATTCACTATCACAGGAAGCGGTCAGTTGGTTGCCGGAGCGAACAGGGGAACTGGTATTCGACAAGCTGGTATGTGCCCCGAACCTGAATGCGCAAATCAAGAAGTGGGCAGAATCGTGCGGAATCACCAAAAACGTCTCCTTCCATACCGCCAGACATACCTTCGCCACGATGATGCTTACGCTAGGTGCAGACATATACACCACCAGCAAGCTGCTTGGGCACTCTCGCATATCCACAACAGAGATATATGCCAAGATCATAGACAAGAAGAAGGATGAAGCCGTAGGACTCATTGATAAGTTCTTCGATAAGGACTAGACCCCCTCCGTACCTTCTCCGCACCCTCTCCGTACCTAGTCTTAGTCTCCGTAAGGTTTGCAACGTTTGCTGCAAACTTTGCGGAGATTATAGTTAAACTATGTAATTTTCTCCTGATTCTCAGGAGAAAACCGTAACTTTGCCTCATAAACTTTTAAATGATTGGCTTATGAAAGAAGACATAAGATATATAAAGATATTATTGAACATCATCATTGTTCTACTGGCTTTTGTACTAATTGGCATAACCACGCTAGGAAATATATTAACGTGATTATAGCAGTGAAAACAGAAGACCATTTGACAACTCTAGATTTCCATACATTAGCAGGGTTATACTTGGATTCGCTCCAAAACTTTTCTATCTGAGATTTACCAGACTCAGATAGTTCTATTCTGTGAGAGTACTTTGTTGTATAACCTAACTCTTCTACTACGTGAACTGTGCTCAACCATTTTTGATTGCAGCACTCTTTGTCTGCTTCCTCTAAATCAGCCGAGCCTAGACTAGCTTTTTCGTCTAATACAGAAAGTATTTTTTCATCTTCCTTTGTACGCTCTTTCTTATATTTCAGCAGCACATACAGCTTCTGTTCGTTAGTTACCTCTGCCATTACAAACCGAGTTTCTTTTTCAGAAAGCTACCAACAAAGTTAGCAACGATGGCAGATACAACAAAATCACCACAGATAAAGCCTTTATTAGGTTCTACGAACTGGGATTCAATGGCAACCAATACAATCATACAGACAACAAAGGTAATCGCAATGGCAACATATCTAAACACCATCTTAGCAACCTTCTTGCTATCATCCTTGACACTTGAAGTTTCACCTTCTTTTCTGTTAACCATCAAAGAGCTATACATAAAATAAATTGCAGCTATCGCTATGAAAGCTAAAAACACATAAACAACTTCTTTTGGCATATTCTTTATTTTTTAAGTTAATAACATATCTTGCAAGGAGTTCTACCCATATCCTCGGCTTCCTCCTCGCTTACCTCTTCTATTTCTCCTGAGCAGCGAGAAAGACCTTTGCAGTCTCGGTCACAATGAAAACGCTTGGACGAGCCGCCAGTGCAGATAAATACATTACCACCAGAGTAAGCCGACTTTACGGCAGACTCCTTCTTCTCAGGTTCTACGTCAGCAGACTTCTTGGAAGAGCTGCTGCATGATGCCATCAGGATGATGGCGAGAAATAATAATAGATGTTTCATTTTTAAAACTCTTCATTTACATAATTATATGGACCATAATGAATTGCAACAAGGTATTTACCATTCTTTGTCTTAAAAACTTTGATGAAGAATCCGTAATATTTTTCATTTATAGGTGATTCTCCACCTTTATAACAAATAAACCCTTGATGATTTTTATAAGAAATTATGTTACTATATTTATTAGACAAAGTCTCTTTTAGACTCTCCCTTCTTATTTTTGCATTTTCAAACTTATCATAAGCAGACAGAAAATAACATTCATTAAAATAAGTTCCATTAATATCTGCCTGAAACAAAAAACGAGCATTATCAAAGAAATAACCTCCATAAAAGATATTCTCGTATTTTAAGCTATTATATGTAGTTTCATACGGTTCTCCAAATTTTATTTCTAATAATCTTTCTGCTACATCTAGAGACTGCCCGAAAGGAACACCGCAAATAGAACTTTGTGCATACACGATAAATGTGCAGAGTGACATAAAACTAGCTAAAAATAATCTTTTCATACCTACCACATTTTAATTATCCTACATTTGATTTCTCATACTGCCAAGGCTAGACACCAGCATATCATAGCACTCCTTGATGGCTTCATACTTTGCCTTCCAGATAGATTCGTCATGATCAGGCTGGACACGATAGGTTGGAGCTGGCTCGGCTACCATATTTGCGCTGATTGCTTCCTCTACTTCTCCGGCAGACTCTTCTTTGCGATACATAGAACCTACACCACGCATAACCCATTCAGATGATACCTCTGGGAATGTTTCAAGAACCTTAGCTACGACATTAGCAGACAAAGTTCGTTCACCCTTCAACTGTGTGTTAAGGGTAGTTTGTGACATATTAACCATTTTTGAAAAAGCATTAACCGAAAGTTGCTTATCTTCCAAAATAGACATAATGCGCTGATAAATAGTTACTTCCATAATTTCACATTTTTAAACCATAATTAATTAATCATAAACGGCTAATCTTTTCTTGCTAAACATTTGGTGATATAGCAATAAATGACTACCTTTGCACTCGGTTAGAACAATCAAATAATGTTCTTTTAACCGCATTAGAATATTAATGCCGCAAAGGTAAAATAAAAAATTGGAATATGCAAGCAAAAAAGAAAAAAATTATTCAGGTATCACCTGAAAATAGAAAAAAGCTGATTGCTCTCCACAGATGTACACAGGCAACGGTCTATAATGCTCTTGCATACAAGACCGACTCGGAGCTAGCAGTTGCAATCAGAAAGGACGCTCTAGAGCGTTTTGGGGGTATCAAGAACGACAGAGTAATTTTCTGTTAAAAAAGGAGGTGAATATGAACGATCTAGTTTACAGAGGTGAAAGCAACCAACCTCTAACAAATAGCAAACTGGTTGCTGAGGTCTTTGAAAAAGAGCATAAGAACGTTATACAATCTATCAGAAAGTTGATAGAAGGGACGGCTCAAAATTCAGCCGTCCGCCAAATGTTCTCAGAATCAACCTATCTGAATGAGCAGAATAAAGAGCAGCCTATGTTCGTTATGAACCAAGATGGTTTCACCCTGCTTGCGATGGGATTCAACGGCAAGAAGGCGATGGAGTTCAAGCTGAAATACATCGAAGCCTTCAACGCTATGAAGAAACAGATTGAGCAATCCAAGCCATCCGTTCCTCAGAACTATCTCGAAGCTTTGAAGTCTCTGGTCAAGGCAGAGGAAGAGAAGCAGCAGCTTGCTCTGGAGAATAAGCAGAAGGATGAGACGATCATCACTATCAGCAAGGCGAACGTGGAGCTGGGCAACAAGATTACTGAAATGCTGCCGAAGGTGAGCTACTACGACAGAATCCTGCAGAGCAACGCAACAATGACCATCACCCAGATAGCGCAAGACTACGGTATGAGTGCTATCGCTATGAACAAGGAGTTGGAATCTATGAGAATCCAGCACAAGGAGAGAGGTCAGTGGATATTGTACGCTCAGTTCCTGAAAGGTGGCTATGTTCATAGCAGAGCGGTGGACATCATCCGCAGGGATGGTAGGCACGATGTGAAGTACAACACGGAGTGGACAACGAAGGGAAGAATTTTCCTTTATGAAGCACTCAAAGGAAAGGGCATTCTCCCCTTGATAGAGCAGGAGAACACTCCCAGAGATAAGGGCACTGGTGGAAGAGAGCCTTCCAAGACATCTGGTGCCAGTCAGCAAACCATTAACTTCGAGTGAAATGAAAGAAGAAACGATAAAAAGTGATATTGAAGAGACGAATAAGAGTAGTCTTGGAGAGACACTAGCCCGAATAGAGAAGTATATTCTCATCGGAACCAAGAATGTGCTCAACATTGATGAAGCATCCATAGTACTTGGAGTAACCATCAGAACACTCAGAAAGATGGTGGCAGAGCATACCATCCCTATCTACAAGCCCAACCAGCGAGCCTTGTATTTCAAGAAGAGCGACCTAGAGGATTGGATGCTGCAGAACAGGGTGAAGCCCCAGTCGGAGATAGATGCTGAGGTGGAAGCCTATTGTATAACCCATTAAAACAGAAAGATATGTTCGCAAATGTTATGTTGGTGGCAAGTATCGCCACATTCGCTATAGTAGTTAAGGAAATCCACTCTTACTTCAAGGAAGTGAACGAGTAGATATATATGGAGCTGAATCCGGCATAAAAAAATGTTTGATATTAATTAGTTTAAAATTTTCGTTTTATTTATCTCAAAATAAGGACAAAAGTCTTTTTCGCAAGGATTTTTTGGAATTTGCTATTCCCAGCTCCACAACTGTTGTGTAGGTTCAAGATTGTTTTTAGTTAGTATTTGTTTGAATCGGCATATGTAGCTCAGATGGTAGAGCAGAAGGCTTCATCACCTTCGAGGTCGTAGGTTCGAGTCCTACCCTATGCCCCATATCGCCCGATTCCGAGGAGTCATATCGGATAGGATAAACCTTCCTAGAGAGGTACACGTACCCAAAAGGAGCATCATTAACCACAGATGATGCTTAGACGTGGAAGTGGCAAGTTAATACATACACCTACTGGGTGGAATATGGAACGCTTGGAGTTCACTTGTGAAGATGCAGACCTGATGCCGTGACCCTTATATATAATAAGGTAGCATCAATAGGTAGAAGCGCACAACTACAAATGGTTCTAATGCAGCCAGCACGACTTTGTCATAGATAAAATATTAATATTTCCATACTAGTACAATGTATGCGATTACGAGTGCTGGGAGTCCTAAGCCTCCACAAATGCAGAAGGGAACTTGGAGCGATTATCACCATCCGGCAATTATATTCTGATGTCGCTCCTCGGAGGGGTGCTTTATTACTCCCACCCCTCCTTTTTGATAGACACATTTTCAAACCATATAATACAAATTAAGTATCATTTACGACTATAGCAGTAGCGACTGCATTTAATAACTCGTTAAAGTTGTATATTTCAACCTATCCCCTCTGTTCGTGAGAATCGAGGGGATTTTTATTGTAGAACATTTTAAAGAAACAAGATATGTTATTCAAACCGAAAAGCTGCCACGACTGCTTGTTTGAGCAGATATGTGACAACCCGAATAAGAAATCGGATGGCACTTACAGATGTAAGGGCTATGAATGGAAGTATCAATAACTATTAATATAATAAGGAAATGAGCAATTTAGAGTATTACAACAGACTAAAGGTTGTTCCTCCCGAAGCACTCAGAATAATTCAGTCTGGAAGACTAATGGGAAAGAGCGACATCAATCCGATGTGGCGCATCAAAACTATGACCGAGAATTTCGGTATATGCGGTATCGGATGGAAGTATGTAATAACAAAGCAGTGGACGGAAACGTTTGGTAGTGAGGTCAAGGCATATTGCAACATTGACCTTTTCATTAAGGTCAATGGAGAATGGTCAGATGCCATTCAGGGAACAGGAGGCTCTTCTGAAGTTACAATGGAGCGCAATGGTGCTTACGTATCAGATGAATGTTACAAGATGGCACTCACAGATGCTCTGTCTGTTGCAATGAAAGCACTAGGAGTTGCGGCTGACGTGTACTTTGAGAAAGGTAAGTATCTTATAGATCACGATAGCAAATACGACTTGGTTGATAGTCAGGCAGCGCAGCAGACTGCACAGACTCAGCAGCAATCTCAGGCAACCGCCCAGCCAGCGCAACCTCAGTATCATCCCGACAACCTAGCCGAAGCCTTGGAAATGGTGAAGCGATGTGTGAACAGAGACAACATCAAATGGGTGATGGGCACTTATATGCCGCTCAACAGCAACCCTCAGTTTATGCAAGCCTTATCTGCTAAGAGAAAGGAGTTAGGACTATGACACAGAACATCAAGCTGAATAAGCCGAAGATCACCTTCATAGAGGAGACTCATCAATACTTCCTTGGCAAGAAGCAACTGAAAGGTATCACTGGAACGCTGGTAAGAAAGGCATTCCCCGACACCTACAAGGATATTCCTGATTCTGTATTGAAGAAGGCTGCAGAGCGAGGAGGTATGATTCACAACTCCTTCGAGCTGTTCTGTACCGTCTTCGATTCCGACATCAAGATGTACCCGAACCCGACAGAAGAGATTCGGGCATTCAATAGTATGCTGGTCTCCTACGGTCTCCATCACGTTGATTCCGAGTATCTCGTTACCGATTCCGAGAACTTCGCTTCTGCCATTGATGGAGTCTTCGCTGACAGCGATGGCAACATCTATCTGGTAGATTACAAGACCACCTCCACCCTGCACTACGACAACGTTTCTCTCCAGTTATCCATCTATGCACGATGGTTCGAGGAGCAGAATCCCGACTTGAAGGTGAAGGAACTGGTATGTATGTGGTTCAAGAACGGACAGAGCCGATTCCAGCCGCTGCCTAGGGTATCGGAAGAGAAGATTGATGCTCTTATCAAGGCATACTTGGAGGATGATCCTGACTACAAGTATGAGGTGGAAGTGCCGGAAGCCTTCTCTAGCACCGAGCAGCAGTACCGACTCGTCACAGCTAGGATTGATGCCTTGAAGATAGAGCAGGATGCCTTGAAGGAGAAGCTGATGAAGATGATGGAAGCCAACAAGCAGAAATCCATCAAGACTCAATATGGCTCCTACTCCTATGTGGCAGCATCCACCAAGAAGACCTTCGACACGAAACTCTTCAAGGACACCGAGCCTGAACACTATGAGTACTATCTGAAAGATACTACCACGAAGCCATCCATCAGAATCAAACTTAATTAAGTATAGATATGAACGTAACATTTACAGGCAAGATTATTGCAGCAGGGCAGGTTCAAACTGGAACCAGCCAAAACGGAACTCAATGGAGTTCGTGTGAATATGTTATCGAGGAGTTGAACCAGCAGTACCCAGCTAGAGCCGTGATTCAGGTCTATGGCTCTGACAAGCTGCAGCAGTTCAACATCCAAGTTGGTGAGATCATCACCGCTCACATCGGATTGAAGGCATATCAGTCTAAGGACGGACGATGGTTCAATCAGTTGGATTGCTGGAAGGTGCAGCGACCAACCGCACAGCCTCAGCAGATGCAGCAGCAGGGTCAGGTGTACGCTAATCAGGTAGGTCAGAACTACCAGCAGGGTGCTCAGCAGGGATTCCAGCAGAATCCTCCGCAGCCAGCTCCTATCCAGCAGCAGATGCAGAACTTTCCCCCTCAGGTTAACGCAAGCGGTCAACCTATTCAGCAGGACGGTCGATATGCAGGTGGTCAGCAGCAGGGTATTCCCTTCCCAGCCAACAATTAGTTGATATTCAAAAACAAAGGTTATGGAAATCCATCTTGTGCGTACTTCTCTTGGTCTTCAAGCCTATACAGACGAGGACTATGAGCAGTTGAGAAAGATTAAGGTTGGCTCTGTTGTAAAGGCGAACATCGTCCGCCCACGCAACGTGAAGTTCCACCGCAAGTTCTTCTCCCTGATCCGAGCTGCTTGGGATTGTCTCACCGAGCAGCAGCGCATCAATCTCCGTTCGGTAGAGACATTCCGTGAACAGCTCCTGATTACATCGGGATTCAGCGAACCACTCTACGACCTGAACGGACAGAAGTTCTTGGAGCGAGCCAAGTCTATCTCATTCGCCAAGATGGATGAGCCAGCCTTCAACGAAGTTTATTCCAAGGTCTTGGACACCATCCTTACCATCATGGTTGCCGATGGTGTATCAGAAGACGAGTTTAATAACATTCTAAAAAATTATACATAATATGACACGTAGAAACGACAAGCGCAACAACAGACGTAACCGTCAGCGCAACAACCAGCCAGAGTTACCACCATTCGCCCAGATGCTTTTCGGAGCAATCCTCGGCAAGGGTGCAGAAATGATTGCCAATAAGATGAAGGAGAAGGACGAGAACACCCCTTCCATCCATACAGAGGGTATCACCAACAAGGATATTCAGAACATCAACGAAGGTAATGCTTCCTTATCTAAGTTGTACATCCCGAATGATGGTACGGCTATAGAGTTCCCTACACCTGAGAACCTAGAGTTCTTCTTCAATGAGGAAGGCAAGCTGATGGTGTGCAAGAAGCAGGATGGTGAGCCTGCTCTTAATGAGGAGACTCAGGAGAAGCCTATCACCTACTATGATATTCTCAGAGAACTCTACATGGGCAAGACTGCATATTGGATTTATGATAAGTGCATCGAATCTGGAAAACAGTCATCTTACAACTTCGATGATGCCGTAAACTGCACCAGCGTGGCTCAGGCAAAACGTTTGGCTGCTTTCAATAAGTTGCAGAATATCGCCAAGTATCTCAACAAGGAATGGAAGCCGAACTTCAGAGACAATAGTAAAAAGTGGAGTATTTGCAAGTATATATGTTATGGTACACAATGTACCATTGAGACAAATGAAGGAAATGTTTACTTCAAGAGTGCAGACCTTGCCGATGAAGCCATCCGCCTGATGGGTGAAGATTCTCTCAACGACCTTTTCTCAACCGACTGGTAATGGCAAGCTACGCTGAAATCAAGGCAAAGCTATTGCAGGAAGGCAAGAAGATACGCAAGCGTTCATCCTACGATGAGCACAACTTGCAAGCCGCAGAGGTCAGGTATATCCGTGGGGTACATCCTGACCTCGAAGGGGTCTTCTTTGCCGTTCCCAATGGCGGCAAGCGAACCTCCCGACAAGCCGCATGGCTGAAAGAAGAAGGTATGAAGGCAGGGGTATCAGATATGATCCTCCTGAAAAGCACCTCTCAGTATGGTTTCCTCTGCATCGAAAATAAAACACCGAAAGGTAGGCAGGAACCCGAACAGAAGGTATTCCAGTATGAAGTGGAACGACATGGTGGCAAGTACATCATCGTCCGCTCTATAGATGAATTTATGAAAGCAATCGACAATTATCTTAATGGTGAACTATGACAGACGAAATCAAACAAGCCATCCTGCTTCTAGAGGAGAACGGCTACAAGGTAACCCCACCACCCAAGCAAGTCAAAGATGAATATACCTTTGCGAGAGCTTGGGATTTATATCAGAAGAAGGTGGGCTGCAAGGAGAAGCTGGAAAAGAAGTGGAACTCCATGAGTCAGAAAGACCGCAAAGCTGCTATCGAGTACATCCCACTCTATGTTATCTCCCAGCCGGATAAGCAGTTTCGCAAGAACTTTCAGACCTTCCTCAACCAGAGAGCTTGGGAAGATGAAATCATCGGTGGCACCCCACCGCCAGTTTCAACCAACGAGTCTGCATCTGAAATCAGTCAGCTTATCGCCAAGACAAAGGTAGAACAGGAACAGAACACGGAAGAAGCCAAGAACCACGCTCTTCGCCAGCGTATCTATGGTATGATTCAGGTTCTTCACAACAATCCTCAAAGCCTATGCCGAAAGCAGTTGGAGATTTATAGTGACAACGGAACCTTGGAACGCTTGGGCATCCAATGGAATCAATAACATCATCAACTCTATGATACAAATCAGCAAATACAACAAGCAGCATCCCCTCAGAGTCTTTGAAGCCTTCGCTGGCTATGGCAGTCAGAGCCTAGCCTTTAAATACCTCAAAGAGAAGCACCATGAGTTCGACTTCAAGGTAGTGGGCTATTCCGAGATAGAATCATCTGCCATCCAAGCTTACGGACTCCTACACGGAAGAGACATCACTAACTATGGTGACGTGACGAGGATAGACTGGAATGAGGTTCCCGACTTTGATTTCATATCTTGGTCTTCTCCCTGCCAAGACTTCTCCAATGCAGGACTTCGGCAAGGTGGCGAGGAAGGAAGCGGCACACGTTCATCCCTTATCTTTCAGGAGAAGAGAATGCTGGCAGTCAAGAAGCCGAAGTATGTGATGCTGGAGAACGTGAAAGGTCTGCTCACCAAGAAGATGAGGAAGTACTTCTTCCAATATCTCGCAGACCTAGACTCCTTCGGTTACACTTCCTTCTACAAGGTTCTGAATGCCAAAGATTACGGAATCCCACAGAATCGTGAGCGTATCTTTGTCATCACTCTTCTAGCTTATGGATATTTTCGGATATATCAAGGTAGGCAAGCGCATCAGTAAAGCGCATAAAGCCCTCTTTACCCACAAGACCATGGTACTCTGGTACAAAGGCAATCCAATCATAGGAACAATGCACGATGGCTTGTGGTATCAACAAGATTTGAACGGAATGTGGGAACAATTAATGTTCCAGTCCGAAGTTACCCACGTCTCATTCTTACCTTCACCTCATGAAGACAGAGAAAGAACAAATCCTAGCCATCATCGCTGAGATTCAAGCCAAGAGAGAAGCCGCTCACATCGTGCCTCCTCACGTCAGAACCTCAGAGATTATCAATCGGGGATTCTACAAGCCATATCAAGCCATCAACGAGTTAGTCAGAGAAGGCAGGATTGATTGGTGCAAGACCCTCAACGATATGGCATTCACTATCAGATCATAGCCTAGATATGTGGATTGAAACACAATCAGAAATCAATATGGAAAAAGAATTAAAAATCATTTTAAAGGAGGAACTGGAAGTCTTAGCAAAGCAAGCTTACGAGTCTGCAAAGAATAAGGGCTTCTACCCAAAGGATGTTAATACAGCATTTTGTCTGATGTTCATCATCGTGGAAATGAGCGAGGTGTTGCAAGCCGACAGAAAAGGCAGACACGGCTCCATCGAAGACTACGAGAGCGAGGTTGAAATGGGCAGGGATATGCCTACCGCCTACAAGAACACGCTGGAAGGTACGGTTGAGTCTGAGTTTGCCGACATTGCCATTCGCATCCTCTCACTCTTGGGCTGGATCATGGAAGGAGACAAAATCGAGCTATCAGAAGATGAAGACCTCATAGGTGAGTACAAGCTGGCAAGTTATATCTTCGGATTTGATTTAGCCGGAGACCTATACCGCATCATCGAAAAGATGGGAGTCTTGGACTTGGATAGTTCACCAAGCTGGTATCTCGCCAAATACCTTCAGGAGCTTCTGATGGACATCTTTGCGATTGCCCATAACAATAACATCGACCTGAAAGAGCAGATCAAGCTGAAAATGAAGTATAACGAAACTCGTCCGTATCTTCACGGATATAAATACTAGGAGGACAGCCGTATGTTTGGAATAGAACAAATGAGTAGAAGGTGTCTCATAGAATTGTCGGATGGCAGCAAGATTCTTGCCATCCTGACAATCCCGAAACCCACCAAGCCCATCTTCCCTGAGAAAATGGAAAGAGAGTTTATTCAGAATTTCAATAAGCAGCAGCCAAATGCGGTTCACAAGGTTATTAAGTGTCACATAATGAGAAATTAGTTATGGAAGATTTACCTATAGGGTCAGAAATCATCTTAAAGGTGGTTGAGACCGAGAAAGAAGAATGTAATGGCTGTTTCTTTGATGAGATAAGTAATAACATTTATGAAAATGTTTGCGGCGATTTTAATTGTAGCGCAAGCACTAGAAAAGACGGAAAGAATGTTCAATTCAAAAGAGTAAAATAATATGAACTATAATAATAAAAATGAATACGGTTAACGAAATTTAGCATAAATATGCATTTTCGTAAGTACATAGAGGGTCTTCAGGACTGAT